GCCACCCTTTCTATTAGACTTTTTATTACGTCTTTTATTTCTTCTAGATCCTTTTCCTCCTTTGTTGGTATTCGTAGGTATGGGTTTCTCCACGACGACGTACCTAGGCTTGGGACCACGCCTACGGCGCCTACGACCACCTTTTTGGATTGGGACTTTTGTTGTTGTAATGATGTTCTTTCCATTCATTCTAATATTTTAAAAAGGCTCCCTCGGGATTTAAATACCTAATTATCACTAAATACTAGAAAATTATTGTATCGATCATACACTTCTTGAAAACTAACAAAACAATTACTATAAACCTCATATGATATCTCTCCATCATCATGCATCATTGATAAGATGTTGGCTAAGTAACAATATGTGTTATAATCAACTAAGCACCTCATTAAACCAGCTATTCTCTGGGCCTCTGACTCAGGGTCATAGGACTTATTCCTCATTTTGCGCAACTTGTAAACTGCTAATACCTTATCCTTAGAATGATGGATATATGGGTAAAACATTAATGAGCAGAAATCCGCCTCCTCCTTAGGTATAGGTTTTCCGGCCCACTCAATTTTAGCATGAACTGAATTCAAATTTAAATCTGAAAACTTGGACGACATAACAAGATCATCACCGTTGATAATTATAACATTATCAATTAAAACACGGGACAAATCATGGTTGTAGTTCTCTAAAATCATGTAATACCTCCATAATATATTAATGACTATTGTCAGATAATCACCAGAACCTAAGCCTCTGGGACAAACATAAAGTTCACCATTAATATGTATTAGCTTATTAATTGAATTGAAGCGAACGTTTTCAAACAGACCTTCATAAACTTCATCTGGAAATCGTATTTTTTCTTTTATCTTATCATAAACCAACTCCATAAATTCGGATGAAACAGATGAGTCCTGTGCACTAGTATCTGTACAATACCAATAGGGAAGTCTTTCTAATTGTTCCTTATAGTAAGCCATTGCTCCACTCTGCAATGGATCACCAACCGCTGAAGGTAATCCACATGCTGCAAATGAATTAGTAACAAAATGGTCAAAAAACTCGCCTAGTGCCATAGTAGCTGTTAAAGTGTGCTCAGGTGGAAATGAAGTAAAGAAACGAGGAGTTTTACCTACAACTCGCACTTCATCTTTCTGGCTACCATTAATTAAACAGAACACATTTTGTTTTGAAGCAATGTCTATGTATCCCTTCAAATAGTCGTGAATTAGTGGGTCCTGTCTGGAAAATACTTTATCTGTCTTGGCTCCTAAACCAATGGACTTGCTAAGGTCCAAACGCTCAAAAGCCTCCTCATATGTCATCACACCACACTTTGGTATCATTGTCAGAAAGGTGTCAATTGCCTTTTCTGCCAAGTCATAATTCAAAGTAGGATGCGGAACATCATATTTTCTGAACCTATCTATCATATCTTCCAACTTACCTAATCTAGCGATTTCATACCCCTCACCTAATTGGGAGTGAAGCATGACCTCAACCAAATCTGACATCACACCAGTATATTGGGAATAACCTGTAAACTTTCTAGGGCCAATAGAGCCATAGAATTCGATATGATCAAATTCAAATCGTGGTTTTTTTCCCATAACCATG